ATCTTACTTGGCTGTACCAACACGCTAAAGAAATCTCTAAAGAGTACACTAAACGCTACGGCAAAATTCATAAGTCAAGTCGTATCTTAACATACATTAGGAGAAAGTATGATGATTTAATATATGTAACACAAGGACTACATGGATATGCAACAGCACCTCCACAATGTATGCCAGACAAATACAAACAACTTGGAGGTACACATGCTACTGTTAAAGCATATCAACAATTTTACATAGGCGAAAAGTCGAGGTTTGCCAAGTGGGAAAAAGGTACACCAATGCCAGACTTTATGAAAGGAGCATCAGAATAATGAAAGAGATACACTTAATAAACAAACAAATAATCACAGATATCATGGATAAAATAAAAAAAGAATTTGATGTAGACAATATAAAAGAAGATTCTACTGATGCTTTTATATATTTATGGAAAGAATTGGAGGAGGCTATGTATGGAACTAATAAAAAAATAATACTTGACGAAGATGATAATTCTGATATAATTAAGGTATTAAATGACGAACAAAGTTATGGAGGTACAGATGCCGACTGATTATTTTATTACAATAGGAATTATAATTTTTTGTGGTATTGCTATGGTATGGTTAGTGAGTAAGTAATGCATATTTTTAAATACTTACCAGAGGGGGCAGTACAAATACCCTTCGTCAGACCATATTATGAATACTTTGAGGATGAGGATGGGGGTGGCTATGAGGAATGTACTAATGAAGATAGAGCCACAGATGTTAATGCTTTAATTTATAAGTTACTCAATAATAAAATACCTTTTTATTATCGCAGACTCAATGCGGATTTAGCCCGTGAAGATAAACATACTTGGAGTCATCATTGTGGTAGAAATAAATTTCCTATTTTAGTTCGTAAGGTAGGTAAACGAGTTGTCTTTGAATATTCTAATAAACTTGAACAGAAGTATGCACAAGGTGAAAAGTATAATAGAAAAATGCCTCTAGGTAAAGCAAGAAAAACCCGAAATGCTACCATTGAAGATCAAATTGAAAGTTTAACAAATATATTTTTACAACAAGAGTAAGTATGAAATTAGTTTATATGAAGTGGCTTGATGCTATGTCTGATGATAATACATGGCAAGATTTAGAAGATTTAAAAAAACAGGAGTTAAGACCAGTTGAAGTTGTGGGGTGGCTACTTCATGAAGATAAAGATAAAGTCATACTTATATCATCTTATGACAATGATGCAAAAACTGGAGGAGGTGGAGTAGTTGTACCTAGAGTAAATATTACACAATTACATTTATTAAATAAAGGTATGGAGATACCTTTTTAAACATGGAGAATATAATAAGTAATGAAAAAAGATATAAGGCGACACAAGTTATTTGTGTACGGAACTTTGAAGAAAAAACACAGATTAAATTCTCTGTTAGTAGACGAGGTATTCGTAGGAGATTATGTAACTAAGGATAGCTGTTATGGAATGAGCAGTTATTTAGATTCCTTTCCAATGGTGTATCATTCAGATACCCACAACAATCAAATTGTCGGAGAACTATATGAAGTAACTACTTTAAATTACGACCAGATATTAGCAATGGAATACAATGCAGGATTTATTCCTATACAAGTTGATATAGAAAATGTTGAACATGCAGACAAACCTCATAGAGTTATGGTTAAAGCATATGAAACAGCCTTAATGTTTTTAATACCAGATTCACATCTCATAGAAAAAGATGTTAACTACTATCAAAAGCAAAATAGCACGATTATAACCAAAGACAACAAAACGGAGTGGATTAATGTTAGGTGAACAATTAGCGAAAACAGTATTTGTATTTAGTACATGGGGATTAGTTGTATTAACTGGTATAGCAAGTTTAGTACACCCTTCCCCCTTTTCATTAGTATGGGCTGGGTTTTGTGGTTACTTGGTATATGCGAAAGTGTTTGACAAATGAACAATTATATGGTACAAAGTAGTATGTTAAAGAAAAATAAATATAGTTATGATAACGATTTTGATGAAGTAGAATTGTTGGAAGATGATGAAGGAATGTTTACAACGCAGTTAGATTATCCTTATGCTCAACCTTCAATAGTATCAGATGAAAATGACTATGAAATACAACAGGAGAACAATGGCTTACAATCCCAAGACTTACGATTTAATGCAACAGATAGATATATCAAACGCATTGGAAAAAGCCGTAAGTTACTTAGAAAATACGGAGAAAGATAACGCATCTATTTCAATCAAAAGCGAGAAACCTTTTGCATTATATATGCGATTTAAGAAGTACATCAAAGCATTTAGAGTACAAATGGCAGATGTAGAAAATGTCATATCAAATAAGTATGACCAATTATTAATACAACACGACACTATAGGGATTAAGCTATCCTCTATATTAGAGAAAGACGAGTTGAAAATTTTAACAGAAAGCGGAGAAGAATTATGATTGACCATAAACAACTGGAGGAACAATTTAGAAAATGTATAGAAGATTTACGACCCGTAATATCAAACTTATCTAAAACATATCCTCTAGAAATAATAGAGAACTCATTACTAGAAGTAGCCTTACGAAGTCTTATGTTAAGATATGGATTAGAGGGAGCATTAACTGTTTTCGCAGGATGTGTAATGGGTATGACAAAAGCTGCCCCCATCATAGAAAAATTTGATGAGGATATTGAATCAGAATTATCTAAAATGAGGATGACACCAGATGAAACAATCCATTAATAAAGTAACACCTACCCATGATTTATCATGGTATATAAAATGGACAGCATCTTTCATCATCATTATAGGTATGGCTATGACTTCCTTAGACCTTACGCCTTACAATCTAGGCTTTCATTTAGTAGGAGTATTTGGGTGGTTAGTAGTTGGAATTTTATGGCATGACAGAGCCTTAATGGTAGTCAATTCCATTGCCGTATTTATATTTACAATGGGAATACTAAACGCCATATTTTAAACACAATTAAATGTTATAATAAATAATAGGAGAAAATTATGAATAAATTAATTACGGAACAACAAGCACAAGTAATAGTAAATTACTTAGCAAAACAACCTTACGCAGAAGTATTTAACCTAGTGAATATGTTAGTAGCACTTCCAGATTCTGAGGATAAACCTAAGGATAAAAAGAATGCCTAAATTTGATGTAATGACAACACACATGTATTCAATGCATTGGAAAGTAGATGCCGTATCTAAAGATAGTGCGGCAGAAAAAATCTATGAGAATATGAATTGGGATGTGGGACAACAGAAGTGGACAAACTCACAAGGAGATTGTTTTCTAAAAACTGCCCCAGATGCTGAAGTTAGAGGAGTAGAAGAATATGACAGCGAAAAAGTCAACAAAAACCAATAAGAAAGAACTTATAGATATACCATCTGAATTTCTAGACATGAATCCTTTGGAACTGTCAGAAAACCCAGAGGGTATAGACAAAGTTATTGCTTACTTGAAAACAACAAGAGAAAATATTAGAGCCACAGAAAAAGCTGGTAAACCTATCAGTAAAACTGCGGCTAGAACTAAACCCGCACAGTATGAGAAAGACCCTCTTACTATGTTATTATCGGAGACATAAGATGTACAAAGCTATTATATTATTATCTTTTATAACCTTACAAGGATGTGCCTATGGTATTATTAAAGGAAGTGCAACTATAGTGGATAAACTAAATCCACCAGAAACCTTTGTACCAGATGAGCCTTTTGTAGAAAAAGTAAATATAATAGCTTGTATTAAAATGTTAGAGGAATGTGATGTTTAGACATTTTTTATTCGTCTTAATTGTGACATACTTTTATTGTACAATACTAACTACACAGGCAATCTTATGACAGAACTACCCAGATTAAAAAAATTTACAATAGAAAATGGAGCACCCCGACAACGGATTTGGGATACTTCTAGTCTATCTACATTCCTAGCTTGTCCACGATTATATAACTATACCAATTTACAAGGTTATAAATCGCAGAGATATGCATCAGCCACAGGCTTTGGATCAGCCGTGCATGAAGGGTTTGAAGTATTAGATAGAGGAAAGTTTGACGGCAAAACAAAAGATGTATCGTTGCATGAGGCTCTTACATTCGTATTAAAAGAATTTGGTGAGGACTTGCAAAAATCAGACGATAGTGCTAGAGGTTTAGAATCTACATTACGAGCAATAGTATGGAGAGCAGAAGAATATTGGGACGATACATTTAAGATAGCGACAATGCCCAACGGAGAGGCTGCGTTAGAGCAGCGATTTGAAGTACCCTTTGGTAATGGAGTACATAGATTCTCTGGCAGAATAGATAAGATTGTTACCCTTGACGATAGGTTATACCTAGTTGACTTTAAGACTACAAAGACAGCTCTATCGGCATACTACTTTCAAGGATTTATGCCTAACAATCAAATATTTGCATACCTATGGGCTTGTCGCCATGTATTAAAACTGCCAGTAGATGGCTTTATAATAGATGGAGTACAAACTGGTGTAAACTTTACAAGGTTTAATCGTTCTGTATTTAATGTAACAGAAGAACTAATAGATGAATGGTACTTTGATACTTTGTTTTCATTAAAGAATGCAGATAACTTTTGGAAAAACAATTACTACCCTGCTGATTTTACTGGCTGTGGTAACTATGGTGGTTGCAGATTCCGAGAGGTATGTAGTGCCCCTCAATCTCGTAGAGAGATATTTTTAAGTAATGATTTTAAAAAAGAACCACACCCAGATTTAGTTGAAGCAAGTAAACGAGAAAATGTTATTGAATTAGCAGAACACAGGAAAAAATAATGTTATATCAAATGCGTCATAGTGACGATTTTTGTTGACATTATTATATTTTTATGGTATTATAACATAATTAACAGGAGACAAATAAATGGCGAGTATACGGAATCACAAAGCAAGTGAAGTGACAAAACTATTATTAGTAGGAGATAGTGGCTCAGGCAAGACAGCTAGTTTAGCAAGTTTAGCCAATGCTGGTTATAACTTACGAATATTAGATTTTGATGATGGACTAGCAATACTTCCAGAATTTTTAAACGCAGATGCAATAGATAGAGTATCTTATGTTACTCTTAAAGACCCATTAGGTCATGCTACAGCTTTTAGAAAATCAGCTCAATTACTTGCGAGTTGGAAAGACGGAGATGAAGATTTAGGATCAGTTAAAAACTGGACTAGTAAAGATGTTATTGTTATTGACAGCTTAACACTTATGGGCGAATCAGCCTTACGAGGTGCATTAGTATTTAATAATAAGAAACCCACAGATCAGCCTACACAGCCAGAGTGGGGCACAGCAGCACGAGATGTACAGAATATAATTCAGTACCTCACTGGAAGTGAAGTGCCGTGTAATGTTATCATAACTTCACATATGCAATATATGGAGGGAGATATGGGTGTGTCGAAAGCATACCCAACAAGTGTTGGATCTAAACTTTCTACCAAGATCGGCAGATACTTTAATTGTGTTTGTCGTATTGATACGAAAAGTTCTAGTAAAGGCACTGATCGCACCTTACGTACAGTATCAGACCACCGCATGGATTTAAAAGTTACTGCACCTAGTTTAATAGAGCCTAACGCTCCATTAGATTTACATAAACTTTTTGATGCTATACAAAAAAGTGCGAAGACTAAACTTGGGGGAGAAGCCCCTAAGATAACAGCAAAACAAGGAGGTTAACC